ATACTTGTGTATATATCCCAAGCAGCAGCGTTCATCTGTTTAGCACTATATCTAATACCATCTACGACAGCATTAAAACGACCAATATCTCTAGTCTCTTCAGCAACACCCATCACAGCATCACGGGATTTATTCCCTACCATAAGACCTTTCTCTCTCATAGCTTCCGTCATGATAGGAGCTGGATCACCTACAGCATCACCATTTTTAATAGCAGTTGTATCCGCCATATTCCTAGCTACATTAGCTGGAGGAGGTGCATTCTTAACAGAAGATGATTCATCTAGAAGACCAGGAGTGATATCTCCATCTAATTCTAGTTCTAATTGATCTGGGTTAGTAGTTGCTTTACGTCTACCAGCAGCATTAACTTCTGCATTTACTGCTAGTTCTCTTCTTTTTAGTGCTTCTTCAACACCAATAGGAGTCATTCCTAATCTTGCTTCAATCTCAAATAGACCATCTAGTAACTGTCGTTCTGTTCCTGTACTTAGATTACCTTGTGAAAGTAGAGTTTGGATTCTTTGGTATTCTATAAGATCTTCAGCTTCTGAATCTTTTAATAACTCAAGTTGCTTATACTTAGCAGCTGAAGGCTCCAGAGGTTCCATGAAATCTGTAGCTTTTTTTATAGAACTTCTAGAATTTATTGCAGCACCTAGAATTGTACCAAAGGTACTGAGTCCTAGATTCTCGTAGAAGTTCATTACTTTTCTCATAGCTGGGCTATGGGAGTCTTTAGTCTTCCATGCTTCTGGTAGTGGTGTCCATCCTTTAGGACCAAATAAACCTGGAACCATATCAGATAGAGTTCTAGCTGTGTTGTGATCTTCACTAGTATCACTTAATACTGTTACAAGACTATCAGCTAAACCATAAGCACCTATTTGAGTTAAAGTTTTCTGTAAGAAAGGCATACTTTGAACAGCCTTACTTTGAGCTAGTAATTGGTTTGTTTTACCTCCAGTATGTATAGCAGGTAAGACGATAGAAAGTATGCGTCTTAGGTTCTGATATACTGGGTTATCTAATTGTGTAGCTTCATCCCATCTATCATCAAGTTTACCATACCCTGGCACTAAAGTACCTAAAGCATCATTAGTAAAGTCAGCATAAGCTAATCCTGGTACTGATAAACCTTGGAAGTTATTATCCATTTGTTTAGCCCAACCTTGTAAATCAGGAGAGTGGCCATAGATAGTTTTAGCGTTAGCTTGTTTAGCTTCTAAGAATTCAGCATAAGGCATACCATGATACTTTTGATACCACTTATCTTTTAAACCATTTCTTTGTTCTTGGAATTCAGATTGGTTATATGGGAATACTCCAGCAAATCTTGTTCTACCAAGATTCCACCATTCATCATATTCCTTTTTCATATTCTGCTGATTAGCAGGGATGGATAAATCAACAGTACTGTTACCTATATCACTCTGATATGGAGCAGGGAAACTGCCTTGTTGTATAACTTCAGACTCTACAGTTTGTGGTTGATTTAATAGTTGTTCCTTCTCGAAATCCTCTATCATTTCAGCAGTAACTTGCGGTTGATCTGAAGCTATTAGTTCTTCTTCTGGGTTCATAATTACTTCTTATTGTACTTTTCGTAAAAACCGATAGGGACTATGTTTAACCTATCTAATGTGTCCCAATCAATTATTCCCTCATAAAAGAATTCTAACTTTAAACCATCTTGTGGGTTAGTGAAAAATTTACCTAGACCATCCCAAGTAATGTCAACATTATTTGCTTTAGCTACAGACTCTTCTTTATTCATACCTTGTAGTGTATAATCTACATTTAAACTCTTAGGGAAAACATTCTGGGCTTTACATGCAGAGAAAGCACATATAGCTTTTTGATTCCTTGGTAAGAACCATTTCCCATTGTTCATGATATCTTTAGTTAAATCTGTATGATCTTCAGGTACAACAATTGGATCTAGAATTTTATTTGATTCATGTGAATAAACATTGAAAAGGTTTTGTAGAGCTTGTCTATTTGTAATTCCTTTATGTTTAGCATAAGCTTTTATCTGTGGAGTATAGTTCCAAAAACCAGTACCACCATTATTTGTTATTGTTACTTGCTCATGAAGATACCTTACATCTGAAGCATTCATGAACTTTTGATTACGTAACATCTTCAGGTCACTCTCTGATTCATAAGATCCCTCAGAGAATATTCTATTGTCTAGGATAGTTTTAATGTGTCCTTCGTCCCATGTTGGACCTTTATAATTTAGTATTTCCTGTTTAGCTGCTTCTCTCTCTTCACCCTTTTTACCCCATAACATATTCAAACGTGTGGTATCATCCTCACTGAGATCAGCTCGGTAATTTTGATATATTAATTGTTTAGGACTATCCCCATCCTGCACACTATCTGATCCAGTTCTAACCCATCTACCTGTACCAAGTACTGTCCCTACACTTTTACCAGCATCATATTCAGCTTTTATTATATCGAAAGCTTCACTATAGGCTCCATGTGGATTATCTTTAAACCTTGGGTCATCTTTTAAAGAAAGAGTTAGATCATCAACTGCATTATCAAATGCTACTATAGCACCACTAGCACTTTCATGTAGTTTAGATAAAGCATTAAAGTTTGCTCCTTCTGCAGGTATGAATACTGAATGTCTTATTCTTGCTAGATTAGCTTTACTACCAGAATGTACTGTTTCACTACCTGGTGCTTTATAAGGTATTATAGCTTTGTGTAGATACTGTAAGTTTTCAAATAATGGTCTTAATTTCTTTTGTTCAGCTGGTGTAGCACTATCATATATAGACCTAGCATTATCTATACTATCTTTATCTCCTTTTTTATATAAGGTAGTCATATCAATAAACTTACTATCTATTGTAGTATTAAGACCAATAAATTGAAGTTTAGCATATATCTTATTTTTAGCTGTATCAGAGATTTTAGGATTATTTGCTGTAGATGTTAATTTGTTCCATTTCCATTGCTCCATAGTAACTAAACCAGTTTCCTGAGTAAGTGCTACTGGTTTACTATCCTCACCAAGAACTAAGTCACCATTATCATCAGTTTGAAACTGCCATGGTTTATTAGTCAGATCTTTATCAACCCTATTTAATGTATTGAAATCTGATTCTGCTATTACATTATCATCTTGGTCTAATTTCTCATCTCTCTTTAGTCTATAATACTCTACTATCTGTTCAGTGATACTTGGATGCTTCACTGCATACTTTTCTTTCTTTGTATTACCTGGTGAAGGCATAGTTTCAGCAGTAGCAAGTATTTCTCTTAATTTATTCTCATCCATCCCATCAGTGACACCTGCATCAACTAATGCTTTACCTCCATTGAGATATGCATCAGCTTGAGATACACCATTAGCATGGCCTCTTAAATACTTATTACCAACCTTTATTGTACGTCCTAATTCTAAAGTAACTAATTCGTTAAACTCTGTTTTAAAATCTGGATGATTTGTACCTAATGTAAAGACATGTGAAGCTTGGTTTTCTATATCTAGGTTTGATTTATCATAACTTTTTTTATCTACTTTACCTTTATAATCTAATCGACCAGCAGTTTTATAGATATTTATTATCTCCCTACCTTGTTTAGAAGTAGATGGGATACCAGATTGCTCTAATAAAGTATGGACATATAGTTCATAGTAAGGTGTAGCGTCTTCCTCTTTATGGAGATCAATACCGTTATTTGCTAATTCAGCATATACTTCTGCACTTATAGAGTCTTTATTCTTTTTAGTGAAGTCAAGAAGTTTTTGTCTTGCATATGAAGTACTTAATTTCTTCTTAGACCACAAAACATTAGCTTCGACAACTTTAGACCAGTCACCAGATTTCTGTGCTTCTAGAATTAGTTTCCTATGATCTTCACTTAATGATTTGAATAAAGCACTCTCTGCAGTAACCTGTCCGTCTATCTGCCAATCTAATATACCACTCCCATCCCTAGCATTCCATTCCCCGATACCTCTTACCTTATCTTGGAATTTATACAGTCCTCCTGCTAAGTCTCCTAACATCTTAGCTCTCTTAGGAGCAAGATCTCTTAGATGGTCTGCTACTTTCTTCTTCTCATCAGCTATACCTTGTAGCCTTTTTACATCAGTTTCGGCTAACTTACGTAATGCTTCATACTGATGTACTCTTACCTTGTCTTCTAATTCAGCTTTTTTACGCTGAACTTTTTCAGTAAAGTTTAATGCATCAGATGCACCTGCAATCCAATTAGAACTAGCTTCTTTATGTTGGATTTTAGCTAGTTCAATTGCATCTGTTTCTCTACGTGTTCTTTCTTGGATAGCACTGACTTCGGCCCGTAGACCTGTCCCACGCTGGTTGAATCTTTTTCCTTCAACAAATCCTTTAAATTTTCCCATAGTTTGTTATTTAGCTGAATCCACCACCTGCTGCGTATGTATTAACACCACCAGCTATAGCAGAACCTATATTTGTTATAGTTTGTCCCCATACCATATTAGCTGCAGCGTTTGGCGATGCAAATGCTCCCTTAACAGGTTCTGGTCCAAAGTCATAGTTTCGTAGTGCTCTTGGTAGTGTGAAGTCAGGTTCTGGAATTGGTTGTTGTTTAATTGGCATTGGTAATACACCTGGTTCTAACATCCTCTGGGCGTAAGCTGTTAGATCAGCTGATGATTTATCTCTTATTATCTCTTCTAATGCTCCTCTAGTATTTCTATTAGCACTATCAAATGAAGCTTCAAGCATTTCTATTTGCTTACCGTAGTCAGCCATAGTAGCTTGAACTGCTTTATCTGCACTTCTACCAGAAGCTCCTTGTGCTCTCAATTTACCTTCAGCTTGGAGCATTTCAATATATGAAGCGTTTGCATCATATGATTGCTCATGCCTAGTCTCTTCTAATGCAACAATATTACTATCCATAGCTGCTTTAGCAGACATGAAGTTTAAGTCAGATTGTTGGTTATAGATATTCTCTGAACGTTCAAATGCTGCTTCTGCACCTGCCTGTTCGTTATTTCTTATTTGTAAAGAGTATTCATATTGCTGTGCCGATTGTGCGTCTTTATACGCTTTTATCTTTCCTTCATTCTTAGCTTGGACCATGATATTATCTATAGCTTCCATGCGTTGTGCTTGGAGCTGAGATCGTTTCATATCCCACATATTTAGGTCATACTGATACCTAGCTTGTGTAGCTCTATTCTGAGCTCTAGCCTGTTCAGCTGCGGCTGCGGCAGATTGATTACCACCGACGATAGCCGCCCCTACGTTTACTGCTGTACTTATTCCTACTGCCCATGCTAATGCCACTATTAAGTCCTCCTATAATTTCTTGGTGAGTAATGTCCTTCCCACATCATTGAGTTTAAAGATACAGGGAATGGTGAATCATTAAACACTCTTAATTGGAAATTATCTGATCTTTGATGTATTGGTAAAGCTACAACTGACTGATCCGTAATAGCAATATCATTTGCTAAGTAAGTATCAGCTATAATTGTAGGATTTAAACTATACCACTCATCTAAGTATATTACAATTTTTACTTTATCGCCAGGTGCTGTATTAAATGTGATTTGTTTATCAGCAGATACAGTAAACGCTGTTGTAACAACACCATCTAATGTAACTTTTACCTGATCATCATCTACATAAGTAAAGTCTTCAGCAATCCAGTTGTATACAGTTGTTGATCCATCTCCAGTATATTCTTTCTTCCCTTGTCTTACACCTTTTGATTTGAGTTTAAAACTACATACACCAGACAAACCAAGTGAGAATTTCATTCTATTAACAGTTAAATTAGCTGTAAAGTCTGAGATCTTACCTCCATCATCTAGTCTAAAATATGTTTTAGGAAGTTCTACATCTAAATCATACTTCCATCCTACAATAACATCATCTTCAATACTAGTTAGATCTTTCCTAAGTACTTTAAAATAGGGATCTGATCCATCAGTTGTTATAACTTCAGGTGTGGTAGTAAAACCAGATTCAATGAATTGTCCTGTAGCTGTAGTACCTTTAATAATTATTACTGGTGTTAAGTCAGTAACATTAGCCCAAGGTATATATACTTTAGAGAAATCGTTAGCAGTATCATAGTCTACTTTATTATTCGCTGCGGCATTACTTGCTGCGGCATATAGATCTACACATGGGTTGATACGTTGACCGTCATTATTAACAATGATAGCATCAGTAGGACTTTGACTTAAACTAGCTTTAGATAAAGTAAATTGACTACCTTGTTTAGTAACTGCATAGAAATCATCTGAGTCAGTAGCAATTGTCTGTACATTCCCTGGTAGCTGCCAGTTAAACCAAGCTTCCACAATGTTCTCTTTACCATCATGGTAGGTTCTAAAGAAATATACATATCGAGAATCCTGATCTGAGAATGCTAAGAATCTATTCTGTGGGCTAGATATTAATGTATCTACTGTAGCTGGTACCCACTCATTAACTACTCTACCTACGTCTAAAACTTTAGGGTTATCATCTTGACCAAAGGTTTGCATACCGAAGGTACGAGTATAACTTGGCGTCTTACTGATGAAGTTAATGATACCACCACTATCAACAGGAGGTACATCTGTATCCATATCATAGTTAGATAGAACACGTATGTTAGTTGCTGTAGGCGTAAGAACACCACTAGCAGAAGTCATTAGGAACTGTTGATCCTTACTGAATAACATCAATCCCTGTGTAGTAGGTAGTACAGAGTGTAATGTAGTTGGTCTAATTGTAGATGCTTTGAGATCTACAGGATCAGAATCTGTTATTGTTTGAGCAGAGGTGAAGTAAAAGTTATAGAAGTTTTCATCCTTCTGAACTTGACCCATAGAGACGTTATCGTCTGATAGGAATCCAAGTCTGTTGTTATAGAAGAAGCCTCCATTTATCTTTTTACCTACAAAACTAGGGTGAGAGTTTGTATCATCATCTCCTACTGCTCTAGCAGTCCAACTGATTTGTCTGAATGTAAATGTATTAGCTGAGTTATAGACTAGTTCATGTGGCATTGTAGCCCCGTCTAGTCCAGTAGACTTAGAAGGATCTAATCCTTCACCCCAACTACCTGGTCCAGATGTACCATTAGTAGCTACAAATTTAGCAAAGTATGTGTCATCTGTAGATGCTGTGTTAGTAACTTTAACTAAATGATTATGGAAAGTTTGTGCTGGTAATTGTGTTCTATTATCTACTTCATCTTGAAAGATATATAGAGCGTCACCTGCTTGACCACCTTCACCACTGATAGTTATGGAGGAGTTGCTATCTGTTAGATGTAATGATTCTCTGTACTTAACTGTTGTTAATCCAGAAATACCTAAACCATCTATTGCTGTTTTTAATGCAGTTAGTATTGAACTGTAGGTACCAGCAGCATTACTAGTGTGTGTAATAGTACTACCATTGAGAGTTACCTCATATAAGTTACTGGCTGGTGAACCGCTTAATACAATAGTAGCTTTCCTATTAGCATTGAATGTTGGATCTGCTACTTTATTAGCAGTATGTAAGTTATTTATTATAATAGATTTATCTTGTACAGTTATCACTTTATAATTTGAACGTGATCCTGTTAGATAATTTACTGCATTAGTAGATGTAGATGTATCCATATTAACAGTACATACAGTACCGTCTACATTCCATATATCTATATCACCATAACCACTACCAGGTTTAGGTGTGATACAGCCTATATATTTTTCATCTTTAGTCCTAGCAATGTAGAACCATTTTGAATTATCATACGTGGTACCAGTACCTAGATTCTTAATCCATTTAAAACCAGGTCTTTTAGTAAGCCCAAAGGTAGGATCTGGATACCCATTTAGGCATTCCTTAACTTGACCTGGTAATTTTTTGTCATCAGTTTGTCTAGATACTCCACCGAGATAATCATTAACTCTTTGAGTAACTGCTGGCATTATCTTTGAAGTGCTTGGAATGGTTTATAACTATTGTAGTAGTTAGATTTGTCGTATGGGTGTCCGAATATAGTATAGTTACCTTGAGAAGTTTCATACTCTAAAGCAGTAGATCTAGCATATGCTTCTTGTTGAGATAACATATCATACTGTCTCTGATCTCCTATAATTCTTTGAGATGTAATTGTAGAAGCTCTAGCAACTATGAAGTTTTGAATTGGTTCAGGTATATCTACCCAATCAAATTCCCAAATGATATCACACTCTACTTTACTATGATCTGGCCATGTATATCTATGATGTAGTCTATCATACAGTTTACCATCTCTTCTGATCCCGTCATACTGACCATTAGTACCAGTCTCAGATAACTTTATTTGTAATATATTATTTGGTATTGGTATTTCGTCATTTGTATCAGGAGTAAACTCATAGTGAGGCTCTCTGTTGAAGGTCCATCCTTCAGCTTGTATTTCTCTGTTTACCTGTAGTAACGTGTCGTATGCTATCGCAACGTCAGGGTTGGTAGTGTCTAACGTGGTTACAGGTGCCTGACCACATGACGACAGTATTTGATTTATGGCAGGTAATTCTTTAGTGGCGTTAGTGGTTGGAAAAGGCATAATTATTATTAAGAAAAAAGGGGAACCGAAGTCCCCCATATGTATAAGCTATTAAGAAGCGTTAGCTGGATATGTAGATCCGAAGGCAGCAGGCTTAGTAGAAACTCCTGCGAAGAGTTCAACACAAGCAGCTGGATTCAGGAAGTCGGCTCCCATAGCGAGACGTCCTAGAATGACGTCACCCTGATAGATCACCGATACATCACCAGAAGTTACTTGAACTTGTGGTCCCATTGCTTCAACAACACCTGCGGCTTCCTTCTGGAAGATAAGTCCACAGCTGTTAGCGAAGTTAGAGGCTTGTCCATACTCATTGTTAACACCTGCAACAGAGTTGCGAGCGTCTTCAATTGCTACATCTACAAACGATCCAGTGTTACCAGGATTGGCTGTATTTGTATCTACAGTATTATCATTACCTGAAGAAGGTATGTACTTAGTACCGTACTTGCTTAGGAATGGTACGTTCATTGACTTGTAGATCTTGATGCCTGCAATCTCAATGATACCTTCTCCACTCTGCAATGCACTACCTTGTACATCACGGTTGATCAGGTTGTTACCATTTACATCCTTAATGAGAGCGTAGTATTGACGTGGGTTTAGTACGGCAACACGGCCATCATTAC